CAGCGTCCGAAGTAGACAATTTCAGTATCGTAATATTAGCTCTACATTCAGACCACACTAGAATTGTATACTCTTGGACGACCACTAGATCAGAGCATAAAGAAAAATTAAAGGCTGGCCTCATAAAAGAGACAGACTTTTATTCTTATTGCGCTAGAAAGATTAGAGATCTGATGAAGATTTTTCCATGTGAAGAAATTGCCATGGATGCTCAAGGAGGTGGAATTGCAGTCATGGAAGCTCTTCATGACAAGGATAAAATGCAAGAAGGTGAAATTGCTTTGTGGCCAACAATTGATGATAACAAGGAAAAAGATACAGATGGAAACCCCGGCCTTCATATATTAGAAATGATCCAGTTTGCTAAGTCTGATTGGGTCACGGAAGCCAACCATGGAATGAGAAAAGATTTCGAAGACAAGGTGCTTCTGTTTCCTTACTTTGATTCCGCTACCATAGGCTTGGCCATATCGGATGATAAAATTAAAGATAGAAAATACGATACGCTAGAAGACTGCGTTATGGAAATTGAGGAATTAAAAAATGAACTATCTATGATTATCATGACCCAAACTCCGTCTGGAAGGGACAAATGGGACACGCCAGAAGTTAAACTTCCCGGCGGTAGAAAAGATAGACTGCGTAAGGATAGATATAGTGCATTATTAATGGCGAATATGTCGGCTAGAACTAAGCAGAGAACGCCACCTACCCCCACTTACGATACTGTTGGGGGGTTCGCTGGAAGGGTCGGTAGAGAGGGTGGGCCAGATTTTAATGGTCCGTCGTGGTTTACAGAAGGAATAAAAGGCGTATACGAGTAATTTGGTGTATAATTGAATGGCATTGTTTTTCAATCAATACAAATACAATCAAATTAAGGTGAAATGATGGACGACCCCATTAAAGACATGCAGCACGCGCAGGCTCTGGTGACTTGGACAGATGACCAAACAAAAACTCAAGCACTAGAGACTCTTGCTGAAACTTTGGATCACTATGATGGCGTGCAAAAATCAGTCGGGTATCGTCGATCTTTTTTAGATATAGAGCCAAATAGATCTGTTAGAACTTCTTATAGCAGAGAAGACTACAATAGGTTTCGTTCTGGAGAATCAGTTCCGGCTAAGCAGAAAGAGGCTATTGGTCTATGCATGTCTGCTTATGATAAAGTTGGTATAATCAGAAACGTTATTGATCTCATGGGGGATTTTGGTAGTCAGGGCATTGGGCTTGTTCATCCTAACAAGAGGATAGAAAAATTCTACCGAAAATGGTTTAAAAAAATTCATGGAAAAGAAAGATCAGAAAGGTTTCTTAACACTCTGTATAGATGTGGAAATGTTATTGTAAAAAGAAGAAATGCCAAAATTAACAAAAAGCTAGAAACAGAGCTTAGATCTTCTGGAGCAGACATTATACCAGAATCTGTACCCTTTGTGAAGAGAGAGGTTCCTTGGAAGTACGATTTTCTGAACCCCCTTTCTGTTGAAGTGGTTGGTCAAGAACTAGCGATGTTTGTAGGCAAGCCTCAGTACGCTTTAAAGATTTCCAACCTGATGAAGGGGTATCTATCTGGTGGCTTAACTGGTCAGTCAAGATACAGAGGACTCGTTAACCAGCTACCATCCGACCTCTTAGAGGCTGTTAAAAACGGCCAGACAGTCATCCCCTTGGACCCAGATAAGATTTCTGTGTTTCACTACAAAAAGGACGACTGGTTGGTTTGGGCTAGCCCTCTTATTTTTGCGATCCTTGATGATATAATCATGTTAGAGAAAATGAAGCTCGCAGATATCTCTGCGCTTGACGGGGCCATCTCTAATATACGCTTGTGGAGCATAGGTGATTTAGATAATAAAATTCTCCCCACTAAAGCTGCTATCAATAAGCTTAGAAATATCCTAGCCAGCAATGTGGGCGGGGGAACGATGGATCTGGTTTGGGGACCAGAACTTAAGTTTACTGAATCTAATAGTCAAGTATATAGATTTTTAGGTTCTGAAAAATACCAACCGGTTCTTACCAACATTTATGCCGGTCTGGGGATTCCTCCCACTCTCACAGGAATGGCCAACACTGGCGGGGGCTTTACAAATAATTTCATCTCTCTAAAGACTCTAGTCGAAAGACTTGAATACGGCAGAGAGGTCTTGGCTGATTTCTGGAATCAGGAGATTGAAATTGTTCAAAAGGCTATGGGCTTTAGATTTCCTGCTAAAGTTCATTTTGATCAGATGACCCTATCTGATGAAGCGTCAGAAAAGAACTTATTGATTCAATTGGCTGATAGAGATATTATCAGTTATGAGACTCTACAAGAAAGGTTTGGAGAAATTCCTGAAATCGAAAAGATCAGAATTAAGAGAGAGTCAAGGGAACGAAAATCCGAATCTATTCCTCAAAAGTCTGGACCTTATCACAACCCGCAACATCGCAACGATTTAGAAAAAATCGCTTTGCAAAAAGACATGATTGCTCCAGAAGATGTGGGACTTGTGCCTTGTGATGATACCGGAGATCACCCACTCACCAATCCTGACGATAGACGTAGTGATGAGCAGATTGAGGAAAAGAAAGAGGAGGTTAAGGATAAGCAAGAAGATAGAGATCAGAAAAAGTTTGATAGACAGCAGGAGAAGAAAGAAAAAGACCCGAATCTTCAACAGCAAGAACAATTCGAACCAAAAGGTCGGCCTGAAGACGGTAGACCTAAGAATTCCAAAGACAAGCAAAAGCGCAAGCAAAAAACGGTAGAGCCTCGCGTTTCTGCTGACTCAGAGCGTATCAATCTTATGCTATGGGCCACTCAGGCTCAAAGCAAGATTGCAGAAATTGTTCATCCTCCACTTCTAGCTCACTATGGCAAGAAAAATCTGCGCGGGTTGACAAAAACACAAATGGAAGAATTAGAGTACGTTAAGCTAAGTCTTCTATGTAACATGCAACCCTATACAACCGTAGATGCCAATATTATAAATGATATTCTCAAACAAAATCTTGAGGCTGACGCTTCTGTATTAACGGCCCTCAAGCAGTTCAACAGTGATTTTGTTGCCACGAATGATAGATCTCCAACTATCGATGAGGTAAGATATATGCATATCTCAGCTTATGCTCTCTACTGCGAGGGCTAGTTTTTGGATTTATTTAGATTTATGGTGTATAGTTTACTGAGGTGAATTATATGAGCATACCTATTTATAAATATGAACTCAGAGATGGTCTCGAAGAGGTTCTTCGGGCCACTTCTAGTATTGCGTATTCTTCCCCCTTGAGGAGTCATACTCCCAGCGAAGGTGAGGAAGAGAAGGCAAAATTGGTTGCGTTAAATTCTTTTGCGGAAAACAAAGAACAATTTGATCTGTATTATTTAACTTCCGTTCTTGTTTCTACGGGATGGAATAAAAATGATGACATTTTCGATATTGAAGAAACATGGGTCGCTAGAAACACCCCAGAAGATAAACAGTTTAATTTCATGCACGATGAAACAGATATCATCGGTCATATAACTGGAAATTTTGTTCTCGATTCTAATGGTCAGAAAGTCCACGAGATTGTTGGTACAAAAAATCTCCCAGAACAATTTGACATTATTACTAGTGCCGTTCTTTATAACAGTTGGTCGGACCCCAAGTTAAAGGAAAGAATGGCTAAGATTATTTCTGAAATTGAAGAAGACAAATGGTTTGTTAGCATGGAGTGTCTGTTTGCGGGATTTGATTACGGTGTAATTACTCCTGATGGACAACACAAAACCATAGCGAGAAGCGAAGAGTCTTCATTTTTAACAAAACATCTTAGATCATATGGAGGCACAGGAGAGTATGAGGGACATCAACTTGGGCGTTTATTGAGGAGTATATCATTTTCCGGTAAAGGATTGGTCAGTAACCCTGCGAATCCAAGAAGCGTCATTATTAATGACACAAGTTTGTTTAAGAAGAACAATGAGACATATTCGATAACTCAGTCAAATATTAGGGAGAACTTCAACATGGCTAATGAAGACATCCAGTTACTACAAAAACAGAACGACGAACTTAGAGCCGCTCTAAATCAAGCGAAGAGTGATGAAGAAGCTCTAAAGTCCGCAATCTCTGCGAAAAAGGACGAAGAGGTGCAAGCTAAGGTCGAAGCCTTTGAAGCATCTATTGTTGAAAAAGATGAAGCTATTGCTAAGTTACAAGAAGACGCAAAAGCTTTTGAAGACAAAGTTCAAGAAATTGAAGAGCTACTAGCTAAGAAGGATGAAGAGCTTACTGAAGCTAACTCAAAGATTGAAGCTCATGAAACTGCGATCAAGCTTGAGGCTCGTAAGACAGCCCTAGTCGAAGCCGGTTTTGATGAAGCCGACATTGAGAAGGCTCTAGAGACATTCGCTGACGTTTCAGATGAAATGTTTGATGAGATTGTCAATCTTACTGCTAAGAAAGGCAATCCCTTCGAGAAGAAGGATGACGAAGAAGAAGACGAAGAAGATGCCGGTTACATGAAGAAGAAGGCCGAGACCGAAACAGAAGCGTCTGATGAAACCGACGAGACCGTCGATGAAGCAGAAGCTGATGTAGACGTTGAAGCCCTTGACAATGCAGAAGAAGATACTGACGCAGCGCTTGCTGACGCCGGTAACGACGAAATTGATACTGCGCGAACAAGTGCAAGCTCATGGCTTGAGAAGCATGTTCTTCATACAACAGCTAGTATCGACGAAGAGTAACCAATAGTAGAATCTTATTGTCCATAAAATAGGAGAAATAGATATGGCTTTAAAAGCTGACAGACATGAACTTGATGTAGACATTTCGTTCTTTATGAACGAAACAGGCGAGAAGGGTCAGATCGTTGTGGTCAGTACCGGCGGTTCTGGTGCGGCGATGGACCAAGGTCAAGCGCTGGTAACTATTGCCGCTGCTGACACCACCAACATCCCCGTTGGCGTTCTGCTCAACGACGTGGTTGATCTTGACCTTACCCGTCAACACATCAACTTCCACAAAGATGAAGTCCAGAAGGGTGGCAAAGTTAGCCTCCTTAAGAAGGGTTACATTGTAACTGATCAGATTGCAGGTACGCCCACTGTTGGCGCTCTTGCGTTCCTTGACGACGCCGACACTGGCAAGTTTGCCACAGAAGACGAAGTCGCGGATACCAAGTACAGTCAGGTTGGCCGTTTTATGTCCATCAAGGACGAAGACGGTTACTGCAAGGTAGAAGTTAACCTGCCTTCACCGATGAATAAGGCTGGCGCCGCAGGCACTGATATTTAAAATTAACCTTTCAAAAGGAGACGATAGCATGAGTAGAATGACAAGACCTGATGGTCCTTTTATCGAACTTATCAAGCGCTCAGGCAGTGCTGATAAGACTGAAGCGCTCAACGCGCAGCATGAGTTAGCGCTTGCTCTAGAATTACCTCTTCGCAAAGGCGTTTTGGTTGGTGATATTCTAGACAACATTTTCCAAAGACTACCGATGGAGCCGGGTGTCAGCGTGGAATTTCCACTAGACCTACTCTCTCCGGGTACGGAAAATGATCACGTTGCTTACACGAACCCCGGCCATGGCCGCATTCCAGAACGCGCTGTGGAAGGCGACTATGTCATGGTTCCCACGTACACGGTTGCAAGTTCAATCGATTATCTCTTGCGTTATGCAAGAGAAGCACGTTGGGATGTAGTGGGTCGTGCCATGCAGGTTCTCGAAGCTGGATTCGTTAAGAAGATTAACGATGACGGCTGGCATACCCTGCTTGCTGCTGGCGTAGACCGCAACATTTTGGTTTACGACGCTGACGCCTCCGCTGGGCAGTTTACCAAGCGCCTTGTATCTCTTCTAAAGAGTGTAATGCGCCGTAACGCTGGCGGAAACGGTGGTTCCCTTAATCGCGGAAGACTAACAGACCTATGGCTCAGCCCTGAAGCTCTTGAAGATATCAGGAACTGGGGTCTTGATCAGGTTGATGAAGTTACTCGCCGCGAGATTTATATGGCCGGTGACGATAGCGCCTCTCTGACTCGCGTGTTTGGTGTAAACCTTCACGACATCGACGAGCTTGGCGAAGGTCAAGAGTATCAGACCTTCTTCGTCAATCAGCTTTCCGGTACGCTTCAGACTAGTGATAAAGAGCTAGTTGTTGGTCTTGATCTTTCAGCCAACGACAGCTTTATCATGCCCGTGAAGCAAGAAGTTCAGATCTTTGAAGACGAAGCACTACATCGTCATCAGAGAGCGGGCTTCTACGGTTGGGCTGAACTGGGATTTGCTGTGCTGGACAACAGGAGAATTCTCCTCGGCTCCTTCTAATCCCAAGCCAATTGGCTACACAAAAGACCGTCCTCATGAAAAGTGGGGGCGGTTTTTTTGTATTTGGTGTATAATAGAGTGTGCAGTCCCATTATAATCTGATTGATATTAAAGATGACTAAAAAAAGCAAAAGTGATTTAACATCGCAGGCTAACAGCCTATTACCAGATAATATCACGGGGGCGATATCTCCGTCAGATGTACGTACAAATTTTACAGATGGAATTGATTCCTTTGCTGCTATTGACCCCAGTGTCACCCCCGCAGACGGCGGGGTTGCTTTTTGGACCAGTTCTGATGTGGTCAGTTACGATGCGGATATAAAATGGGATTCTTCCGATAATGAGCTAACTTTAAATGGCCAACTTATAATGCAGAATGACAATGCTCCAGCCTCCTCTAGCGCAACGTGCAGCCAAGGTGAAATTAGATGGGGAAGTTCTGGCGGCAACCACTATCTGTATATTTGTGTTAGTAGCAACACATGGAAAAGATCAGAGTTAGCCTCTTTTTAAGATAAGATACAATAGGAGATAAAAATGTCAGATGCCATGAGCAATTATTTGGAAGCAAAGCTGATCAATCATGTATTGAGAAATACAGCTTTCACCACTCCCGGTACAAGTGTGTACGTT